ATATGTTATCAGCTGAAAAAATCCAATCAAATTGGAATCGTTATGTAAGTGAGATAGAAAAATCATTCTCAAAAGAAAGAACAGACATATTATTACCATTTTTAGACAAGTATAAAGAAAGAATGATGATGATGCCCGCTTCAAGTAAAAATTGGCACCATTCAGCATTTGCAGGTGGTTATACTGACCATGTTTTGCGTGTTTTTGATTGTGCAAACCAATTATATAAAACGTGGGAAGCAATGGGGGGTGATATATCCACATATACTGTTGAAGAAATGCATTTCGCTGCTTTATTCCATGATTTAGGCAAGATGGGTCAACAAGAAGGCGAGTACTACCAACCAAACGATTCACAATGGCATATGGATAAATTAGGCCAAATGTATAAGTTTAACACTGATATTCCTGCAATGAAAGTCCCTGAACGTTCATTATTTATATTACAGGAAATTGGTTGTAAAGTTACTCAAAATGAATTTATTACAATTAAAATTCATGATGGTTTGTATGATGATTCAAATAAGTTTTATTTCATGTCAGGTCAAAAAGAAACTAGATTAAGAACACACTTACCATTATTAATGCACCAAGCAGATCATATGGCTGCTCAAATTGAATTTGAGTTATGGAATAATGCATCTGGAGCAGTTACTAAATCTAAACCAGCAAACGCTACTAAAGGTGATAAAACACTTAGAGCAGCTAAAAAAATAAACACAGCAAATAATCCAAATTTATCAAAAGCAACATTAGGTGTAATTGATTCATTTTTTAAAGATTAATTATGACAACAGTAACAATACTTAGTATAGCATTAACAGTAGTATTTGTAGCTTCTTTTTTTATTATTAGAAATTTGTTAAAACAAGCTGAAAGATTAGAAGACATTAGAGCAGAATATGAAGATTTTATTGCTAAACAAAGTGAAGCTATTAATGCTTGTAATGAAAGATTAAATCAAATAGACGATAAAGGAATATTTCGTTCTGATGATGAAATTGGCTGGTTTTTTAGAGAATTACAAAAAATTCAAGAAGCTTTAAACGAGTTTACCATTAAATAAAAATTAGTAAAAACCACATGTCAAACAAACTTAAGTATGCCCCTAGTCCTCCTCCCGAGCCCATAATTATGGACTTACCCGTATCGGGACCTAAAAAAAGAGGAAGAAAAAGAACAAAAAAACAATATTTTACACCAGACACAGACGCAGCTATTAAAGATTATTTAGCTACATCTAATCAAGATGATAGAGATGAAATATTTAAAACAAGAATTTGGTACCCTTTCTATAAACTTGCGGAAAACTTAATACACACATTTAAATTTTATTATACAGAAGTAGATGATTTAGAAGATTTAAAACATGAAGTAATTTGTTTTCTTTTAGAAAAATTAGATTATTTTAAACCAGAAAAAGGTACTAAAGCATTTAGTTATTTTTCAATTGTAGGTAAAAATTATCTTATACTTTATAATAATAATAATTACCAAAAGAAAAAACAAAAAGTAGATGTATTGGCTGCAGATGAAGATGAAGGAGTTTTAAACCAATTAGGTAGGGATGGACGTAAACAAGAAATAAAAGACTTTATAGATTATTTTACATTATATACAGATAAACATATGTTTACTATGTTTAAAAAAAATAAAGATAGAAAAGTATGTGATGCTATTAATACTTTATTTAAACGAAGAGAAAATTTAGAAATATTTAATAAAAAAGCACTTTATATTTACATAAGAGAAATGACTGAAGTAGATACTCCTGTTATTACTAAAGTAACTAAAAAATTAAAAGTACTATATAAAAAATTATATAGTGAATATATAGATACAGGACACGTAAGAATCTAAAAAATTCCATATTTATAATAAAACAATATGGATTCATTAAACCAAATAATATTTGATAGTAAATCTTTTGGTGATTTATTAAAAGAAATTCACGGTAATCAAAAGAAAAAAGCTACTCAATTAGCATCTTTAATTGCTGAATTACGCCCTTTAGTCCAATCTTTAGGTGATGCTACAGTTGTAGTTCCACTAATTAAAGAATATATGGAAATAAGTGTTAAAAATGATGACCAATTAATTAAGATGGCAGCTATTGTACAACGTTTATCTACAGGTGCTGCTTCAACAGGAGATGGTGGTTTATTATCAGCTGAAGAAATGGATCAACTAATGGATGTAGCTGAAGAAATAGCAAAAACAGTTGAAGAACCTAAACAAATAGAATCACCAAAAGAATCATAAAATGTCACAAGTTGCTGTAAGAGTTAAAGATATTATTCTAAATATAGAACATCCTCAAGCAATTAATTTTGGGGGATATGATGCTATAGGGACTATTTTTTTCACTAAATTAGATGATAATACACCTTTAGAACAAACATGGACAAGTATAAATAACACAGCTAGACCTATTTTTTCTTTTTTAAAAAATTATCCCTTAAAAAATGAAATAGTATTAATAATGTCTTCCTATGATAAAAACATATATAATACAGGAGGTTTTACAAATTATTATTTTCCTAATTTAAATATATGGAACCACCCCCACCATAATGCTCTTCCCACTATAAAAGGAATATCTGATGATGCCTCTAAAAGAGATTATAAACAAACAGAAAATGGATTAGCAGTAAGACAAATAGAGGATGAAGGCACAAATATAGATTTAGGAGATTATTTTAAAGAACAAACAAAAATTAAACCTCTTTTACCTTATGAAGGGGATACTATAATAGAGGGTAGATTTGGAAATTCAATTCGTTTTGGTTCTACTAATATAGGTGAAAGTATATTAGAAGAAAATAAAAATAGATGGAGTAATAATAGTACAGTAGGAGATCCTATATTAATTATTAGAAATGGCCAATTAGAAGAAACAGATGGTAAAGGATGGGTACATTCTATAGAAGATATAGATGATGATGCATCTAGTATATATTTAACATCTAATCAAAAACTAGATAAATTTATACCTGCTTCTATTTATCAAAAATCTTTTGGAGCTAATTTAAAACAATCTGAAAATATAAATACTTTACTAACAGATCCACCTTTAAATATTATAAGTGAACCAGAAATAGAAGAACAAGAAATATCAGATGAAGAAGAACCAATATTAAATTCTCCACCACCAGTTATTAAAGAAAAAATACTTGAAGAAGAAATAGTACCAGAAAGGGTAGTGTATTATGATGTAGCTCCTTCAGATAATAATGTAATAGATCAAAATACAGAAGTACAATTAGATGAAAAATCAATAAAATCATTAACTGATTATAATATAACATCTGAAGAATTAGATAAGCCTTTAGGATCCTTTTTTATAGAACCTATTCCAGCTATTTCAGACCAAACAGATTTAGAACAATATACCCCTTAAAATTATGGCAACTTTTTTTTCCTTAAAACAATGTATATATTCTTCAACTTTAGATAAAAATAGTATTTTTTATTGTGGGGATGAAGAAGCTGAATTAATAGGAGGTAATGTTCCTGGAGATGATTATACACCAGACAGACCAGATTTAGAACAAGAGGTTATTATTACAAATATAAATAATCTTATGAATAAATGTGTTAATCCTATAAAAACACAATATCCTGATGTAGTTATAACTTCAGTTTATAGGAGTAAAGCTTTAAATAAATACATAGGAGGAGTTGATGAGAGTCAACACATGTATGGATATGCTTCTGATTTAGTAAGTATTAAAAATTTTAAATCACATGAAATATTTAATTGGGTTATTGATCAAGGTATAGATTTTGATCAAATGATTTGGGAATTTCCTGAAAAAGGTAATGGAATAAATGGATCTTGGGTTCATATATCTTACAAAAATAATAATAATAGAAAAAAAACATCATTAGCTTCTAAATCATCTACTTTACATAAAAAATATGGAGGAGTTCAAATAGGAGAATATCAACATGATATAAAAAGAGCATATCCCGAATATATAATGGAAGAATCTGAAAATGTAGAACCTCCTGTATCTAAACATCCTAATGCTGATCAAGTAGAAAAGGGTAATGGATTTTATGTAATTATAGAAAAGCAATATGAAAATGACACTTATAATGTAAGTGATTCACGATTAATATCTGTTGAAGTTAAAGATGAAGACATGAATGTAATATATAAATCTGAAACATATACATATGTTAATGAAGGTCAACAACAAACTTTAATAGATTACGCTAAAAAACAAATATAAAATGAGTTATAAACCAGACGCTCCAGAAATATATCAAGGAAAACAAGTAATAATAAATTCAGATAGATTATTATTTAATGCTAAAGACGATGCTATTCTTTTATTTTCTAATAAAGCAATAGGATTTAGTACTAATGGTAGTATTCATTTTGATACTAGTGATAAAAAAGATGGAGACAATGCA